TTGTCCAGAGGCCGGAGCTTTTTGCATGATCAGCACTTCCGTAAACGATTACTTCTTTCTTCAGTCGACTGTAGCCCAGGTAGTAAGTTTTCTTTCCCATTATATTAGATTTTTTTGTTTTAGTACTTTTATTACTTCTTCTTCTCCGTGTACTCGATAAAGATCGGCAATGTCTTTTACAGGTAGATAATTCTTTGGAACATTTATGTACTTGTATCCAAATTCAGATGTAATATTTGTACAGTTTTTTACACCGGCCTCATCAGAATCGTAATTGATCCACACATCTCTACCTCTCAACATCTCTACGAACTCCGGAGTAAAGCAACTTCTACTCTCGTTTTGCACGTTCATTACATATGGGAAATACCTGCTCAGGACCAGACGATCCTTCTTGCTCTTTGTAATGAGAACTACTGCCGGGTCAAGTTCCTGCAGTATTTTGATGTTCTCAACAATACTTGTCTTAATGTTACTCTTCCATCTTTCACCTTTCTCTCTCTGTGGAAAATATATTTTGAATCCGGTTTGATATTTGTATGCATAAACCAGCTCATCCTGACGAAACGGATCCCTTCTGCGGTTGATAAACAACTCAGATAAAGGATACACAGCTTCAGCTTTAAGCTCTTCTACACTAATACCAAATTGTCCCCAATAATCAAGATCTCTCTTTTCCCACTTTCTCACCTTTACCTGGATAAAGGTGTATCTTTTCTGATCCATTACCGGCTTTGTATAGCTCGATGTAACTTCTTTGTAGGTAGTATCATCTTCATCAAGAAGACCGAAGTTCTTTGCAATCTTTCTCATTGCATCTCCTACAGATAAACCATACTTCTGTTGTACATATTCAACACCGCTACCTGAATACGATGAGTCTGCAAAATCCTTATGTCGAAGGTTGCCGGCCTCATTCATATAGATAACAAAGCTTGGATTGTTATCCTTACGCAAAGGGTTACAAAATGCATGATTTATTGAGAAGTTCCCGATCTCATACCGGTATATGTCATAGTCACTGATCCTACTATAGATCAGTTGCAAGCTTACCGGATCCTTCCTCTTCTTTACCGTCATGAGATTCGTGTTTTGTAAAATTACTAATCAGCATGAGATATACCTCTTTCAGTGTAAAGAACTCCCGGGTCCAGTGATCATTTACAACCTTTTCCACTTCTCCATTAACATTCACTACAGTCTGATAAAGATTATTCTCCGGCTCAGATTCTGTTATATGTTTCCACCTATCCTCAGCAAGACACTCTGCCAGACCAACTATATCAATTTCTACAAATACCGCTTCTTGTTTACCCATTCTTTTTGTCTTTTATTGATTCAATGTAGGCATTAATAGCCACTTCATAAATATCACACAAGTACACTTTCCAATCTTTGAATATGTCCGGATGATTTATGTCTCCGTTATACCAATCCATCAATAAGCCATGTGCACAATCTCCTTCTTCGTACTCCTTTTCATTAAGTTTACAGAGATCTCCTTCTGTAGCAATATTATCACATCGGTGATAATCAGGATAATACTTTTCAACAAAACCCCACGGACCTGTTATCTCTTGGTACTCACCGGTAACATCTGATTCAACTTCTTTTACAGAGTTCACATAGATACCTGAATCATGTGCCCAACCCATCTCTTGAACTATTCCATCAGATACAACAAATTGATGTCGTATACCACCTACTGCATCATATAGTTTATCCTCATCAACTTCTACTTCAATTAGATATTTTGCCATATGTTTATTTTAAAAAATGGTCGAGATTTTACTCCCGACCATTTATGAATTATGCTTTTTGGATACGTTCCATAAACTTAGCTATCAGGGCAGCTTGTTCCTTCTGGAACTCCACCATGATATCACGGTTTCCTTTGGTCATACCACCCGGGAGCTCCGGCATAGATACCTGATCCAGAATCTTTACCATCTCGATCTTCTCTTCCATCACTTTGATGAACTCAGAAGTGCTCTGTGTAGGTTTTGAGCCACCATCTGTAATTCTCCTTGTCCACTGCCTCTTCTGCCTCTCAGGAGCTGCTGTTCCTGCAGTTGGATCTGGTGTCACCGTTGGTGCAGGTGTCTGCTGTTTTGAAATTGTAGGCCCTGGTATAAAAGCTGCTATACCTGTTCCCTGTACCTGATGTACTGTTTCTGGATTCATGTCTGTTTCTGTTTCTGTTTTTATTAAACTTGCTAATGTTTCAATTATAAATTCTCTCTCGTCACTGTTTACTTTCTCTTCATTGAGTAAATACTCATCCACTTCTGTTATTGACTGCAGACGGTTGAAGATGTTGAGACAATTCTCAACAACTTCAGGGTCTACATCGTTACGGTGAAATACTATCTCGTCCGTAATAACATTTATTACGTAGTCATCTATTAATCTCAGATTGGCCATTGTCTATGCTTTAGAAGTCGATTTCTGTATTACCTGTCTCACCGGTCATTACCTCGTTGCTTGTTTGGATGTGCTCATTCTCGTTAAAGAGTGTGAACATCTGAATAGCATAGGCATCTTTACAACCATGCTGGCCGGTGATCTGCTCATAGAACTTTGCAAGAGTCTTGTCTGCACCTTTCTCTTTTGTCCAGATATCACCACTTACCGCAATACGGAGTTTCTTGACAAGATAGCTCGGCAGGAACTCACGGTACACACCCTGATAAGTATTTACCTGGCCATCTTTATCTACTGTACGAACAGTTGCCATACCAAGTACCTCACCGGTAATGATATCCTTTGCCAGATCACTACGTACATCTGCATCAGTTTCTGCATCGTACTGCATCTGCAGTTTGATACGGTTACGATACTCGTTTTCTACATAAGAATCAAAGTCCTTGAACATTTCCTTCTTGTTTATAAGGATGTTTGTCTCACTGTCAAAGAAGTCTGCCTGGGCATACCACGAACGAAGGAAGTTGTAAAGATCAGCCTCACCCTGGATAGCTGTAGTATATATCCTTGGTGCAATGTTGTTCTTATTCTTGTCCTGGAAGTTGGTAAACCACTCTGCCAGACCTGACTCATCAGAAGACCATGAATAAGTACCAGACTGATTCACATACTGTGTCTTGCCGGAAGCCTCAGATATTACCGGCTTATTGGTAATACGGAACCTTGCATTGATCTTTGGCTTATCAGGATGATTTACTTCCAACCAGAAACTCAAAGTCACATAGTCCTCTTTCTTTTCGTTGGTACCTTCATAGACAAGATCCTTAGCTGTATCATCCAGATCATATCCCAGCAATTCTGCTTGCTCTTCTTTTGTAGGATTGACAGCTATTACCTTAGCTGAGAAGAAACCCACATAAAGTTTTTTACTCCCACCTGTACTTTCTCTTTTCTTAACACTCATTTTTCTTGTTTTTAATAGTTATGAATACTTATAAACTGTAATACGACTCTAATGAACTAAAGATATACCCACCGTCATTAGGAATCTCCAAAAGATTGACACCGTTTTTATCCGGGAACATACCTTCCGGCACTTTAGTAGATGTATCCTGCTCAAATGTTTTCAGGAAATACTGCGGTTTACCATCTTTCATTCTTGTACCTGTGTACAGCACGATAGTAAAATGCTGCTCGATCTTGCCCTCAAACTCCTTGCCGTGTACTGACATCATTCTTTTCTTACCCTCACCCTCTACTTTCAACCACTCGTCATGTGAGAACACAATGACATCCTTCTCAATGTTCTTAAGGATCTCAATGTACTCGTACACCTGCCGGTTGTAGTTCTTGTATATATCAAAGCCCTGAAAGTTTTGAGACATCTCTTTGTTCAGTGTATTGAAAGCCATTGTCTGACTATCAATAATGATCTGTTTGATCTCAGGATTAGCTCCATACTGCTCAAGATTTGCTTTAAACGATGCCCAGTTCTTTGGCATACCCATGTACTTGAAAGGTCCACCATCTTTGAATGGAAGTGGTTTCCTCTCCATGTTAATGTAACCGGTTGTGTCCCGGTCTGCTGTTTTTGACAAGTAGGACTTACCTGCACCTGTCGGGCCGACAATTGCGACCTTACCGTAGAAACTTCTCTTTAATAAAGGTGCTTGTTCCGGCCCTTTACCATTTTTTGATTGATCCATATAATTGGTTTTTGATTACTTATTCAGCTCCCTGAGACCATCCTCAAGCATTTCTGTAAGACAAGTTCCACCATTGTAGAATCTTGTTACAAAACTTATTGTACCGTCTTCATTTTCTGTCAGGTTGTTTATATCATCATCCCCATCCAACTCCTTGTGTTCTATTATACCCCACAAGCCTGTTGGTGTACTTACGTATGTACGATATTCACCCAGCAACCACTTCAAATTTGTTTTGTAGTAAGAAGGTCTTTCACCTTCAGATGCCATCAACTCTGTTGCTTTCTCTTCCTGTGAGGTACACTCAATTCTGTAAAGTTTCCCAATATGGGTTTCTGTTTGACTCATAAAAGTTGCTTTTAATTACTGATTGTTTATTGCATAGCCTAATGAGCTAAGTGATTCCTTAATAGTAGTTTCAAGAGATATTAAACCCACTTCAGTAGTGTCTCTAATAGCTTGTATTTCACCATGCTCTTCATGTGCAATATATGCACCAAGAAATGCATGAATTTCCCTAACTCGAGAAAGATCAAGTTCTGCGTAAATAAATTGTTTTGGAAGTTTTAGTTCTGTAGCATTTCCATCTTTAGTTTCAAGAACCTTTTCCGTTTGGATAGTCATATCTACTCCATCAGTATGAAATATAATATTTCCAAACTGAAGTTCTTCAACTGCACTTTTTTCTACACGAGGTGTAATTTTTAAATAGCTCATAATTGTTATTGTTTTTTAGTTTTTAATCTTCAAGAAAAAATTGACCAGTAGTAACTTCCTGGTATATAGCATCTGTACTATCTTTCTTCTTCGGCAATGTTTTGAATATCCCATACTCCGGCTGTAATGCCATAGGAAACTGTACACCGTTGGTACCAAAGGAGTTTTTCAAGATGTGTAAGGATCTGTAGAAGGTTTTGAAATACTCATCTCTGAAACCTTTCAGTGTGTAACCATTCTCCTTATGTCCATCCAAATCACCTACGATATGCCGGTACGGTTCGAACAATGCCAGAACAACGTCAGCATCGTGCTGTGTCTGAGACGAGTCAGCAAAGTCACTCAGCTTTGGGGCCAAGTCACCGAGCTTCAGCCTTGATACATCAGCCAGGCTACGATTCAACTGCTGAATGATAACCGGTGAGAAACCGTATACGTCACGAGCTTGCCTCATTACACTGCTGAACTTATCAATCTGCCCCTTAGACTTTTCAAGATCCTTCTCCGGCTTCAAGATACCAATGTGGTCAACAATAACCAGTACTATGTGATTAGGATGATTTGGTATATAGGTACGATCAGCAAGGATATTCTCCATACTCTTGTCTGTCTTATCCTTATCAACGATTGTACCGTTCTTTCTTGCAAATGCCTCAAGGTAAGCACTGATACCCGATGGGTTCTTACTACCTTCCCATGCAATCAAGAGATCATCTTTCTCCCACTCATTGAGTATATCGTAGTGTTTCTGTACAACAAGATACTCCTGATCATCCATCTTGAAATTCTTCTGCCGGCTCAGTATCTTCTTTGGTGGTATCTCAATACCCTGCTCAGTAAATATCTTACGAGCCAACCACCTTGCACTATACTGGTACATCTTACGCTCCATACCAAACAGAATGATACTCAACTTGATGTTCTCATCCTTGTTCTTCAGATACCACTCTATAGGCCGGATCATGAACATATCCTGAGCAAGAGTTGATTTACCTGAACCTGTCTCACCACCAATTACATAACTGGTATTCTTAGCAATATCAATGTAGTCACCTATCCTGTCATAAAGCACAGGTATGATACCAGCTTTACCGTTCCTACCATTTTCGATCTCCTTATGTAATTGCTCTGATAACTTCATTATGTAATTTTTTTTCTTTCTTCAATTAACTCTTCTATAGCATCTATTTCTCTTTCTATACTATAGTAAGATTTCATTGGTAACTTGTCATCAAGTTGTCTATTGTATCTTCTAAAAAGTGATTTAAGTTCTTTATCAGAAAGATTTTTGTACCTATCTTTAATATATTCTTTTCTCAAATTCAATTCTTCTTCAATTGAACGCTTTATTGAAAGAAGGCTGTCTATTGATAACTCTGATAAATATTTCATTATGCACTGTTTGATTCCGTATCATCGGAAAGTTCCTTTAACTCTTCATCTTTCCAGTAAGCAAACCTACAACCATTAAGATAAGCAACTGTTGCTTTCATGTACTGGAAATCATTGTACTTCGGATTTGTGTGTTCCCAACTCCTCATCTTCCTTGTCTCAACCTCTACCTTTAAACAGTAGAGCATTTCTTCGTCTGTAAAGTTTGTCTCCTTCTTTGCTTTATTGTAAGCTTCAAAGGTTTTAAACTTGTCATCTCTCAGTGCCCTGGTACCGGTAAACTTTCTGCCCTTGAACATAAAGTTCATGCTTGCCGGAAACGTACACCACCACTGTTCAAACTCTTCAGGATATTCTATATTCTTCTTCTCTCTCACTGGCCTGTATTGCTCATGCCACTCCTCGTAACCACCATCAGGATTAGCCTCTAAAAAGGCCTTGATGTTCTTGAATTGCTGTAATGTAACTGACATAAAACGAGCTTATAAATTTACGATAAATAGTGCTTAAAACAAAGAAATCTGACCAGAATCTTTTTGCCTTATATCCTTTACAGTACCCGGTAAAATCTTACCAAGAATGTTATAAGTTTGATTGATATAGTACTCATGGTCGATATTATAATCTTCCCACTTTTCTACTGTAAATGGTCG